AGATATTATCCTACGGTCGCAGGCATTTCTGAAGAAAGCAGTAATTTAAAAACAAGAGGGGAGTTAGGCGGATATTTTGTTCCGAGTAATTTAGGTGCTTCTATATATCTAGCTAAAAACATAACTTATACGTTTGATAGCACTCAAATTAAAAACGGAGAGGTATATCACTTCATTGAACCATCGAGATTCAATAAAGGCCGCGGATTAACCCAAAAGGACCAAGGGAACGTAATAGATCACCTCATTAACATAGACTGGATCAAAGCTGTTAATGTATCTGAGTATTTCGATGGTAATGTTATTAATACAGATACATTTCAGAAGTTTTTACCTTACCAATCAGTATATGAATCTAGAAAGTCAGATAGTAATGGGGTTGTAAATGCCCGCGACGATTTTGAATTTTGGCATGGTGCTAAAAAACAAACTTGGACGGAGTCTAATAGCGCAACGAAGTTAACTCCGGAGAAGTATTTCGATCTAGCTTCTAGAGTACAAAACTTAGTATGGACCCCTGGTAAGGAATTGTATACTTGGAACACAGACGTATTCGGTAATCAATACTCTTTATACAAAGACACTTACCCCTCTCAATCTCGTTCTTTATATGATTCCATGACCGCTACTGGTCTATTATGGGTTAAGACGGTTGATGGCACTACTAACGTTGGTCCGTCTGCATTAAATTTAATTTATAAAGACTACATTAACTATAGTTCAATTTATAGTCAGTTAATTAATAACACTATAATTAACTTTGAAGTATTTTTTGATACCTTAATCATACAGTTAACCGATACAGTATTGTACGAAAAGATTACATTTAACTACGATCAATACACTATTGAAAAGTCTTTACAAAACTATTTACCTCTAAACATTGGTACAACTAGTAGTGCTGCTCTTTCTACTCAAACGTTAAATGTAAACTACGGTATACCAGGACCGACAGCCATTACCTATTACGGTGGTAACTGGTATAGTGGTAACGAAAAGTATATTACTGTATGCACTCTACTCTCTACCACTTTAAGTGGCACTAGCACTTCTAGTATTAGTACTAGCGGTCTTTCAAGCTTTATCGTGCCTGTATTATATAGATTAGATCTTAACAATCCTCAAGAACGTGTGAGAATATACCCTACAAGTGAATCTAATCTTACTGAGTATGTGTACCCACTTTCTGCTGTAAGTTATATGGAAGCGCCGGTGTTTTGCTATAATGAAGACACTAAGCTTTATTTAACTACTTTTATTACGTTTTCAGCCTGGAATCAACAAGTAAATCTTATTAACTATAAAGTAAACGCTTAATGTCTATTTCAACTTTTACATTTCCTAATAGTGCGAAGAACACAAGTACTTTCGTGAGTGGTGTGACTCCATTTACACTTGTACTTCAGCCTAGCGGGATGGACGTTGGCACTAATATTATAGGCAATATTACTTACGGACTATCAGGTAGTATTGTGTCGCCGATTAGTTATAATAAAAAATATACTTACTGCTCTTTAGCAGAAGCTTTATCGCACCCTGACTATATTGATAGTAGAAGTAATTTTTATCAAACTTTTTATAATTCAGCTTTTGGACCTACTACAACTACTATAGTTATATCTGCTACTCTTATACCAAGCTTAGAAATAGTAACATACACTATTGATATTTATACGCAAAGTCCTTGGTTAACTAAAAATCCTTTTGTTGCAGGGAATGGTTATATTTTTAATGCGGTTCATTTAATTAAAAGTAGAGCATGGGGTACTAATAATGATCAAATTATTGTAGCTGAAGGTAAAAGTAGCTCCGGACAGATATTATTATTTAACAGTGCTGATTTAGCTTCAGCAGCTGTTCTTAAACCAGATGAACCTAATCGCGCGACCCCGACGCCGACTCCGACACCGACTTTAACGCCGACTCCGACGCCGACGCCAACTGTAACACCTACCGTTACTCCTACAGCAACCCCGACTCCGACGCCGACAGTTACAGCGACCCCAACTCCTACAGTTACACTTACCCCGACGCCGACTCCGACACCGACTTTAACGCCGACTCCGACGCCGACTTTAACTTTAGTTCCTACCGCCACGCCTACAGTTACACCGACAGTAACACCTACTCGTACGCCGACTCCTACACCTACTCCGACAGTCACACCAACTGTAACCCCTACCCCGACAGTTACCCCTACCCCGACAGTTACCCCTACTTCAACGCCGACTCCTACCCCGACACCTACTTTAACTCCGACCCCGACAGTTACCCCGACATTAACACCTACGCCGACGGTCACGCCAACATTAACCCCCACACCGACGGTCACGCCAACATTAACGCCAACTCCTACCCCGACACCTACTTTAACACCAACCCCGACAGTTACCCCGACAGTTACGCCAACCCCAACAGTCACTCCAACATTAACACCTACACCGACGGTTACTCCTACTTTAACACCGACTCCAACCCCAACCCCAACTTTAACGCCGACCCCAACCCCAACCCCAGTACTATACTCTATACAAGCTTCTAATAGCGCCGGTGGTTACTCCGTAAGCGTAGATGGAGATGGTAGTGGTAACCCTATATACAGAGTAGCGGGTACATATGCGATTGCTGCTGTAGCTACTTCCGGTTATCACTTTGCGTACTGGTATATTAATTCTGGTAATCCGGGTATTACCTTCTTTACAAACCCAAATACTACTATGTACGTTTCTGACAACTGTGCAATAACTGGTATATTTGAACAGGATCCGACGCCAACACCTACTGCAACTCCAACGCCGACCCCGACTCCAACAGCTACTGCAACGCCGACTCCGACCCCCACATTTACACCAGAGCCAAATACCCCGACTCCGACCCCAACTTTAACTCCAACCCCGACGCCAACGATTACCCCGACCCCTTGCAAGACTTATGGTATAGATTGGGAAGAAACAGCCGGTTGTTTCTGGGAGCTTAGCTTTAGTTATAATGACTGTAATAATGTTGGCCAGAGCTATTATAATACTATTTCTAACTGTCCTGATCCAGGCCAATACCAATTCTGTGCAAAATTAAACACTGTTAATATAACAGTGGGTATTAATTTAATGGATATAGGCGTTTGCAGCGAGCCTCCACCAGCAGCTACTCCGACGCCGACTCCGACACCGACCCCTACAACGACCCCGACCCCTACCCCGACGCCGACTTTAACGCCGGAACCTGAGGCTACTGCAACGCCGACCCCGACGCCGACTATGACCCTAGCGCCTTGTACTAATTATGGTATAGATTGGGAAGAAACAGCCGGTTGTTTCTGGGAGCTTAGCTTTAGTTATAATGACTGTAATAATGTTGGCCAGAACTATTATAATTCTGTCTCTAACTGCGCTGATCCAGGCCAATACCAATTCTGCGCGCTAACTAATTCTGTTAACATAACAGAAGGATTAAACCTCCAAAATCTCGGCGGCGAAGGCTGCTAGTAATATTTTATTACAATTTATGCTCACATTCAATAATATAAAAAGCACACTTGTTGCTGTCGGTACAAACGTCGGCAAAGTTCATTTAGTCTCAGGAGAATCTAGTATCTCTATATCCGGGGTACACACTCTTGGGGCTGGAGAATTATGGGTTATCCCTGTGGATAAAACCCAGTCTCACGTGCAAGTAACTAGCGAACACACTCTTACTGTTCTACCATAATACAGACACGTTACTAAGTATAACATATGATACTCAGCGCTGCAGAAATTACTCTAAATTACGGATATGATAATAACATATCTATGAGTAGCGGCGTGGTTTATACTTTTGATAACTTAGACTTTAGTAATAGTACTATATTAGTGAGTGCTAAAGATGTTACTCTTAATAGAGAACAATTATTAATATTAACAGATACCGTTAAGCTACAAGACTGCTTTAACCCGGTTTTTGAACCATCCCCAGAGCAGTATGTATATAGTTCTTTAATACAGGATAGCGCAGGTAACTATTTTTACGTAACTAATCCAGTTAATACCGGTGGTAGTATTTCTACAACTTCTAATTTAAATTCCGCCACGGTATTTAATTTTTACTTCCCTGTATCAGCTAATACAGTACAGATATTTTATACTATTGAAAATACCGATGGTAGTACGACTGATTTATACTTAATTAATAATAGTAATACTAACACTATTTCAGGCAACGTAATAACCGGACTCAATACAAATTACTACACTTACTATTATATATTAAGCGCCGCTTCTCTATCTTTAATTACTTTGAACCCGCTTATGTCTGGGAAGTGGTTAAATGACGGTCTAACATTCAATACGTTAACAGCATCAACACCTAACGACTTAATAGTTCCTACAGCTAATATTTTTAAAGCTACTAGATTTAGTAATGAAAACTTTGATTATAATTTACAGAAATTAGGACAATCAGATTTAGTAAAATATAATAAAATAGATAACTCTTTAGGAATTAATAATAGTTCGGGTAGCTTAGAATATAACTACCTTATTACTGCTGCTTTTAAAGCTCTTTCAGCAGACACTCAAAGTCTTAGTGCTAATGTAGCAGTATTAAAAAACTATTACTCTCCGCAACACGATCAAACCACTATACTTAATGCCCCCTTACGTTCTTATACTAAGATATACACCGGTTTAAACGAGACAGAAGGACATGATAAAGTGCATTTAGGGTATAACGCTTCTACTACTAAAATTGACTTCTTTAAAGACGGTAGCACGTATTTTCATTATCCAAACAATACTAACATTTTATCCCTGAGTGCTTCTACTTTAGTTGATTATGGGGCACGCGCTGACATCACACCGTTCCGCTCTGATAAGATTTTTAAGAAAGTAGCTAACTATAAAAACTATACTAATTGGGGTAATAGTACTAATAGCCCGCAAAATGGTATGTATTTTTGTTCTTGGCTATCTGCTGGAACTACTTCTACGGGCGGTTTAAACTCTACTACTAAACCAGTGTGGGTTGATCGTTATTATGATCCACGACATATTAATACAATTGGCATTAATTTATCTACAATAGCCACTCTTTCAGCTTCATTAACAGATAGTATAAATAACTACCCTAATATAATTTGGGATATACCTACTAATTTAACATTTGAACCAGGGGTATTATATTATTACCATAGAATTGGTGAAAATGATAACGAAAGTATAGTAGATAGTCTTTCAGGTCTCTTGTATCATATAGACGAGTGGGGACCTAATTTAATTAATAAAGTAGATACTTTAACTGCAGGCAAAATTACTTCATTTACTAATAGCAATTCTGCAATCGATAGCACAGTAAAGACACCTTATTATATTATAAACGACACTTACGGTTATATAGATAATGATGATCAAGATTTTGCATATAATAAAGGAAACACTCTATCATTTTTTGCATATAATGATGACTGGAGTAATTTAAAGGGAGATCAAATACTCGGTAACTACTTCGGTGGTGGTATGGGTATATTTATTAATACCCCTATATTAACACCATTTTTTACTGTTGGAGCTTGGGATAGTACCTTAAGTGTAGGTTCAGTTCGTACATACAATGCAGATCTTACATTGTTAAATTACGAAAACTATACCACGTTTGCTTCTGTAGGCACTGATGTTTTGAGTGCATATGCTACCCCGAACTTCGTAGTAAAAGGCAACTATGATGAAAGCTACTATGTAATAGATAACTCAAACCAACACTTTGTATCAACATTTGATCCAGACGATCTTTTAACTCAAAAAACCGCGCTTACGGGTATATCTCCTACTACCGTATCATTACTTTCAGCTTCTAAAATTGTAGACGTATATCTACTTAATAAAGACAGTACTAATGGTTATACTTATTTTGCAATTAAAAATCATAAAGCAAATAATAGCGTCACCTATAGTAAATTTGTTTTATTATCAGGCACTGCTGTTGACTTAGTATCCTCTGTAACTTCTACTGCTTATAATAATTTTACTATTGATCTTTCAGGTGCTCCGCGGTATTATAATACTAATATACCCACCACTAGCGCGGCCTCAGTGAGCGGTTATGAGCAGTGGGTAGGCACTGGAGCATGTATAACCAGTAGCAATACAATGTTCTCCCTCTCTGGTAACGGTACTCAGGCCGTCTCAGCAAATGCTTGGGTAATAGCTAAAGATAATATTCCTATATTAGGAGTTAATAAACCTGAAAGTATTAATTGCGATCAAGATGATTACATCTGGATAACATATAATACTAACTTTTTAGCTAAGATTGATATTAACGGCAAGATACTTTGGAGTAAACAGATTAATATAGGAGACCCTGTTATAACTCCGTACAGTATTCGTAACATTAATTTTATTGCGCAAGAAACCGGGGACGGAAGTGTGGTGTATTATACTTTAATACTTGATGGTAAAACTCAATATATTTATAAAGTAGATTCTGATGGTAATGTATTAAAGAAGCTCTACGTACCGGGTTTATTACCTGGAGGAGACTCTACCGGTTTCGATTACCAGAGAAAGTTTATTAAGCCGATCACTAGCGTGCCAGGTATTAAAGGCAAGCTTGTTGTAAAAGATTCAACCTTAAGTACCCCGACCCCTATATACTACACCTTAAATTATAGTGTATCCGGTCTTGCTGTAGGTTGGCATCATTTTGCCTTGACCTATAGTGAGGTTAATGATGCAAGATTATATGTAGACGGGGCTTTAGTCAACCAAACTACTTTTTATACCCCATTTTCTGCTATTTCGTACCGTATATATAACTATAAAAATAACCCGCAAATCTCTATAGGTACTAGTAGCTTTAAAACCAGTATATTAAATGAATGGATACAAACCCCTGGCGTCTATACCTATAATGGCAAAATAGCGGATATCCGTTTTTATAATATTGCATTAAATAATTCTGATATACGAGCCATTTCTAAAAATTACGAGTACAACCAATTTACTAACCTCTCATGGACTATGAACGCCCCAACTCGTGGCTATATAGAAGAAATTGAAAGGTTCTTTTTACATAGAATGCCTGGTTCTAAGTCTTCATTCTTCAATGTAAAAGTTAAAAATTCTGCTATAGTAGATCCTGCAGTCCGCGCTATTGTAGAAAATAACATAAGAAACGCAGCTACTAGTGTTGCTCCGGCATATACTAAATTGCGTTCCATTATCTGGGAGTAAATATAACCAATGGCATCTCTTAATACAACAGCTACTAGTCAGATTGAATATAACTTTAGTAGTAACGAGTGGTACTTTTATACCCCCATCTTTAATGATATAACTAATGCTATTAATAGTTCATCATTATCTACTCAGTCTAAAAATAATGCTCTTACTGTTCTATCCGAGTTAGCTAATTATTTTAATAATAATTCTAACCCGCAAAATACTGAAACTACTTCAAATTATACTAGCACTATTTTTACTGCTACCGGTACAATAGAGTACGATATATACAATAACGGCTACCATGACTCGACCGGTAATGTTACAATAACAATTACTGCTGAAGATCCAGCGCCACCATCTGTAGCGCTACAGTTACCTACTGCTACAGTAAACACAGGGGTAGCATATACCGTTTCAGCTAATGCAGCGACTGGTGGGGTATCTACTTTAGTAGCGGTTGTAATAGAATATTATAACGGCTCAGCGTGGGTAGAACAAGCTGCAGACTCAGGCTCTCTAGGAACAAACCACACTAATGGTGGTAACCCTAAAGTAAGCATTAGTATCGGTAGTAACACAACAGTACAATGGCGTGCATGGGCCGAAGATAATTACGGACAAAAAATTTATACTGGAATACAGACAATAAACATTAATGCTATCCCAGCAATATCGTTTGAGCCTTATAGCGGGTTCCCAACGGCTACTGTTGTCAATGGTACTGGTGCAAATTATATCGTGTATGCGCTCGGGGCTGATCCTGATACAGAGACTTGGGGTAGATTACAAGATGTACATATAGACGTTAATATTAATAATTCTGGTTACCAGCCTTTTGCAGCTTTACCGCGTGGTACGGGTAGCTGGCCAATGGTGAGTCAGTATTGTAACGTTTTAAACGCTTTTGATCAGAATCTTAACTACACTTACCCAGTACAATTTAGAGCCTGGTCTAATGATGCAAATGGGGCGCAGTCTGGGTACATATATTGGAACGTATCAGTAACTCAAGCCCCTACCCCGACCCCGACTCCTACAGTTACTCATACCCCTACCCCGACTCCGACCCCGACTTTCACACCACCAATTTATATTGTACAGGCACTAAATAGTACTGGTGGTTTACAGGTCGGGTTTAACGGTAATTATAGCGGTAATCCAATTTATAATGTATCCCCTGGTAACTATACAATAGATGCAGTACCAGTAAATGGTTACGTATTTTCATACTGGAGAATAGTATCTGGAAGTGCAGCAATAGCAAATATTTATAGTCAGAATACAAGCGTACTGATTAGTAGTAATGTGCAAATGATGGCGATGTTTGCACAAAACCCTGCTACCCCGACTCCGACGCCGACGGTTACAGCGACCCCGACCCCGACACCGACCCCAACGGTTACAGCGACCCCGACTGTAACACCGACAGTTACCGTAACACCGACGCCGACGCCCACGGTTACAACGACCCCACCACCTGGCGCAACGCCGACTCCGACCCCTACTACTACCCCGACTCCGACTCCCACGGTCACTCCGACTCCGACCCCGACGGTAACACCAACGATAACACCTACTCCAACAGTAACACCGACCCCGGTACCCGCTCAGCTATCAGTTTATACACCTTGGGTAGTAGTGCAAACCGGTACACCAGTATGGATAGAAAGTATCTACCCAATAAGTAAGTTTATAAACGCGTACGATATTTTCTGGGCTAAAAATGGAGCATTATCTGCTGACTGGCAGCAACAAAGTTATATTGCAAACGGGTTCGGCGAAAACTTTTTACTTTATACGTACCCTTCAGCAGCACCCGGCACTTCTTATTTTAGTATATCTGCAAGAGTGGGTAGTCAATCTGTAGGGAAGGCAGATCCTCGCACTCTTACAAATAGATTGTACGTAAAAGATACTATACCTACATATGATATAGATAGTTACTTTGACCCAGTTACTCAAACTCCAATCTTACCGTATAGTTTAAGCGATGTGCTTGTAGGTTCAAATGAGTGGGTAGTAAGTGATGTTATTAATAGTTCTTTTAGTAAATTAAACGACAATTTTAATTACCTTAAAAATATCTCTCAAGTTCTTAAGCTTAATAATGAACTTTCATTAATAGAGTGGTGTGCGCAATTATGCGCTAATACTTCAGTAGGTACCGTTAATGCCTCTGCATTTGCATGGAAAACCGATATCGATGGTTTAAATTGGGATAATTCTTTTCAATCTATAAGTGCAGTGGGTATTGCAGATGGTAATATTAAAGATTTTAAGTCCTATCGTTTCACTAGTAAGACTGCTCCAGATTATTATAACTATATTGCTTATAGTTTATCAGCTAGTGTACCAGACCATATACAAATTCGTACAAACGATTGGCGTCATACACTTGTATTGAGCGCAACTAGTCTTGGAGATAATATACCTAATTTTAATTGTATTAGTGCAATTGATGTACTTAATAATCAGCTCTATATACTAGATAACGATACAGTATATAGAGCTGGAATTTCTATTCTACCGCCCCCACAAGGGAATGATAATAGTGTAATAAATTCTAAATTACTAACTATTAGTCAAGTAGGGGGAGTATCTGGTACCCGTACTTTTAATACTGGTTTCAATGTACCTACCGAGATTAAAGCATACAACGATTTAGTATACGTTTGCGACAGTCTTAATAGTTGCGTTAAAGTGTATAATACTGCATTAAGCTGGGTTAAGACTTTATATGTTGATGCTTTAAGTGCATATAGTACAGAGCGTATTGAAATTAATAAAGCTAACGAAAATACGTTTGTACTCGCAAAAACGTTTGCACCCGTAGCCCCGGTTATAACATCCTTAAGTGCGCTTGGGGTAGTAGGCGGAAACACTACAGTGTATCGTATTATTTTTGACCATGACGGGTTAAGACTAAAAAATAATACTACTAACGTACTTTCTGCTTTTGCACTTTACGGCTTACTTTCAGGCGGGCAAAGTTATTCTCAATTAACTAGCGCAGTAATGTTAAGTGCTGTGTATAGTGCACCTCTAACAGTAACCTACCTCGCTGCTTCTGGTGCAAAATATACTGATTTTAAGCTTCAAGCCCTAGGTAACAACGGCTTCAATTCAGATCTCTCTAATAATTTACCCACCCCAACCAACTACTACTTAGAGAGTCCATATAAAGTATTTGAAATTAACTCTAATAGCGAATTAGTTAATTCCTTTGATGTTCCTAATAATTTAGAGCATGTTGATGCAAGTCAAAACATTCAATCAACTACCGTTATAAAGAAAATGGTAATTGATCCTACAGGAGCGTTTTTATATTTTCTTACAAGTAGTAATGTTTATAAGTACCTTACTAACGGCGCTGCACTTAATCGTTTAACAGATCCAAGTAAGTCTAGTCTTGGTAGCGTAGAAGATATCACCACGGGCTTTATTGATGACAGACTTAACTTCTATGTAGTGACTAATAAGAGAATATTTAAATACGTAGATATACCTGATACACTAGATCTGTTCGACTCAGATACTGTAAACAGCTTAGTATTACCGTTATCGTCTGTAGGTATTAATAAAGAAGAATTTGTACAAGACTGGGTTTATAATAAGAGCATTATGCGCTTATTACAGAATCATGAAGTACTTTATAAAGCAATAAAGTACAAATATAAGATTAATCTTGACCGTTATGGCAACTTAATCAATACTAATGGCGGTGCTTCTAGCTTTACTATTACCGGTCTAAGCGGTACCGATCTCGTAAAATCGTTTAGCGTATCTCAAGATAGCTATATTCATAGCAACGAGCTTGTAACATCTTCAGTAATTAATAGAGTGCTAACTAAGTTATATAATACCCAGCTAGACATGCTACAATTAGTGTCTCCTCGAATCAACAGAACACTGCCGCAACCAAATAACGACCTTTAAGAGTTAAAGCCTTTTTGGAAGTCGAACTTAAGTTTACGGCCAGTAGCTTCAAATATCTTTAGTACTATTTGATTATCACGTAAGTCGCATTTATAAATCGCTTTTTTATGGGCTTCATACTCATCTCTAGCCTGGATACCGATTTCTTTCAAAGCTATTTGCTCTGTAGTATTCTCGTCATATAAACCTATAATAGCAATGAAGTTATTCATAATGGGATTTATTTAATACAAATATTTATGTATTATCTCGTTAAAGCAAGTGGAAATTATTTTAATTTATCCTATAATGTGCAGGTAATTATGACCACAATATCAGAAAATGTAATCGTACGGGATATTACTACCCGTACTTTGGGTGACGAAAGCGTCGAGCAACGTATGTCAGCTGTTCGTCGTCGTTTTAATTCTACCAAGTACAATGTACTCGGTTTTATTAATCGTACCAGTCAAGTAGTCCTCGAGCCACGTTTCTATAACGTACGTGACTCTAAGGGTCGCTGGGCTAAGATTCGCGAAACCCGCTAATCCTCAAGGGGCTTAATATTCCGTTTATATATTAAGCCCCTTTTTTTTATTTTATGGATATTTCTTTTAGTGCTATCGCTTTTGAATTAAAGTATAGTAGCTTACAAATTGAAGAGATTTACTCCACTCTTTCAATATTTGATAAAGGATCGCAAAAAGTGCCGGCTTGGCTTCTCAGTTCAATAAAATTTTTACCGGTAGAGTTTACAAAACATGTTTCTACGTACGGAGAAAGTGTAAATATTATTTTCGAGCCTCGCTCTACACCTAATGATAAAGTTAAATTTGACGATTGGGATTTAATAGAAATTTGATATGAACCTAACCTTGATTGGTAACGTGAACGAGCTTACTGCCAATGAGCAAAAAGCTCTTTATACAGACGGAGCTGACATCCACACTGGAATTTATTATCTAGTTGCTGATGCCGAGCAATTTACTCAAAGTGGAAGAGATATAGCCCCCGGAACACCAGCATTACGGACATTATCTGCAGCAGCTAATATTTCTTGGATTATTACAAACTTTAGAGGTAAGCGTATAGCATTCGGATCTGCTTCAGCATAACTAGAGAGTAGGGTCCCGGTGCCGGTGTTTAATAAATGCTGAGCAGCGTTCATGTGGCTCATCCCCTGGAAGCATTTTATCTGGTAAAGTATAAGGTATCAGCTTTGTATCCTGTACTACTTTAGGGAAGCCTACTTGGTCTTGAGTAGAGTACTTAAGTGTTTGCAAGTACCAGAGATCTAAAAAGTCTTTCACTCTTTCTGCTTTATTACTACACGCTACGAAGCAAGTTAACCACATACCAAAATGGTCTCCACGGCCTCGACCTTCTTTTCTTTCTACCCGGGACCAAAAAGACTCATCGTACCCTTGAGCAATATAATCGTGGTATTGACGGTAAACGCATTGATAAGGTTGAAACTGACCTAAATGGTGATTGTTATGATAGCGAGGTAAATTACTAGCTTCTACTTCCCATTTTAAATTACCCCCTCTGTACTCGTGATGCCAACTTACAATATGATACTTTGCACATAGCTCTAACATATACTCAGATACATTGGGAGCTATAATTTCAATAGTGCCATCAATCCAAACAACTACGTCATACTCTGCTAAACGAGGGATATTAATCCACGATTGTTTATAATACTTTGCAAGGTTAAATGTATGTTGGTTGCCTTGAAGCTCTTGCGCAACTGAGTTCTGAGTTAAAGCTGGTACTTTATTAGTAGAGTTAATATAAACACCTGTATCCACTTTACTTGGATGGGTCTTCCAATAAGGATTTGTATCAATTATCCAGCCATTACACTTTATGTTAGGATCATCTGTAAAACAAATGAAATCAGTATCAACCGTTTGTTTAATAAAAGGCTGGCACATCGTGTCATAATTACCCAATATAGCTGTTATAAACGCAACTTTACTCATTATTAGTACTTATCACTTAACTTAAAATATGAAACGTAGTATTGCTCGTCTCCCTATTGTTGAGCAGCCTAATAAATGGCTCGGTAATGATGTGCATGGAGTATGGGAGCGCGGTCAGTACCGCTGCTGCTACCTTACTATCCGCCGACTAAATGACGGTAAGTTTAAAGCGCTTCTCGGTGCAACATCAGATACTAGCTACCCAGATATGCCTTTACCGGAATGCGGTTACTTTGCTTTTGATACCTTTAAGGAAGCAGAACAGCACCTCTATAATTATGTTGATTACGTTCGAGATTTTCGAGATAAACAATTTATACTTGATCTCCATAATCGGTTACATCGTATGAACCCTAGTGTGTTTCCTAAATGAATAATCATCCATCAATAATCGCGCTCAAACGGCTCTTTACTAAAGAGTATTGGGACTCTGCTAATACGGTAGAGTTTGTTTGCTTTATGAATAAGCTTGTTATTATTATCCCAGGCTTGTTATTCGGTATTCAATGGTGGTGGCTATATATTATTGCAGCAATTACTAGCGCTGGTCTAGTGTGGTCATCTACAGTTAAGACCTTGCCGACTATTATTTTGTTTAATGCCTGCTGGTTTGTGCTTGCAGTTGTTGCAGTAATAATGCATTTTATTAAGTAATGCAAACGTTTCTCCCATACGCTAGTTTTACTGAATCTGCTAAAAGCCTTGACATGAAACGTCTGGGCAAGCAGCGAGTTGAGGTACTTCAGCTTCTCAACTCCCTTTATAAGCCTAATTATAAAGGTTGGAAGAATCATCCGTGTCGAGAGATGTGGCGAGATTGTCCTCAAGCTCTCGTACAGTACGGACTTGTTATTTGTAAGGAATGGATATCTCGAGGTTATAAGGATACATGTTACGGTAAGATTAATGCTTATAGTACTAATACTCCTTTCTACGCTATGCCTGACTGGGTAGGACGTGAAGATATACACCTCTCACACAAATCACGTCTAATACAGAAATATCCAGAGCATTATAGGCCTCAATGGCCGGACGTACCTGATACCCTCGAATATGTTTGGCCTGTAGTAGTAGTTAAGTAAATATACGAGTATGAAACTAATACTAATCCTCCTCGTAGTTGGTGGCCTCGGCTACTACTTTTATAAAAAGTCTAAGAAAACTGGTTTAAGCCAGAGTCAATCTACCACTCCAGTCGAACCATCGATTACTGGCAATGGTGCAGTTGATCCACTCAACCGTCAAGGCACCCAGCCTGGACCTGGTAACGAGTAACTCAAAGTTAAGTTACCCTTAATCTCAATACCCTAAAGTAATATTTAGGGTATTTTTTTCTTGCTTTATTGAGAGTAAAGCGCATAATATACCTGTAATTAAATTAAAAATAAGTAAGATAAAATAATACATGCAAACTATTGCCTCGATGAAAGAGTATATTAACGAGTACGTTCGTAGCCAGCCTTTACATAAAACCGGATACGAGCTACTTAGAGATCATTTTGGTGTGCCCTTCAACCACGATGATGATTTTACTTATAGTATTAACTATATTGCTATGGATGAAGATGATACTAAAGAATACATTAAAGAGTTCTTTGAGCAGCTTGATGTCGCTGCTGTAATGGATCTATACTACAAAATTGCTATTTAACATGTATACTACTAACGAAAAGACTCAGCGGCTTATCGAACTAGGTATTCTGGCAGACCCTAATTTTGCTCCCCGCGAAACCGAACTTAATCGTTTTGGGGTTATGGTCTGGGATCATAAGACGGGAGGTAGTTGTCAAGTAATGTCTGGAGATAGCTTTAATAACGCCAAGCAATATATGGCTCAGCCTGGACATCGCTCAGGTATTCGTAAGTGTGGTTTTAGAGGTTAAGCTTTAGGCCCAAGTGGCGGAATGGTAGACGCACCAGACTTAAAATCTGTTGTTCGAAAGGACGTGCCGGTTCGAGTCCGGCCTTGGGCACCATTTATTTTTCAGTGTTATAGGCTTCTTCTATAGCACCAAGTTTTCTTAAAGTTTTTTCTTTCCGTTGGGCTTCAAGTATAGACTCTATTCGAGTCACTTGATCTACATGCTCTTTACGAGGTTGTACAGACTCAGGTACGATGGGGGTTTCGATTATTTCCTGAGCCTGTACTAACGGGGTAACTACCGGTACTTCTATTAGAGTACTTGGAGTTGGAGTTATTACGGGTGAATATATACTTATTGTTTCCGGTTCTGGTTGTATCGGTTCTTTAGCTTTTTTTTTGCTAGATATATCCTTAATGAGGTAGTTAAAGCAAAGCACTAAGCATACAGCTAGAGGGTCGAACACTAGTATGATTGCCCAAATAAAATAGGTAACTGTTTTGTCTAGAGTTAATCCTAAGCTATTAGCTACGAACTTAAACGTACCCACGTCAGTGTGATTTATCTGCTCTTTAATTTCGTTATTATTTGATAATAATTTTTGTACAGCTTCTTCATTAGCAACAATCTTATTTTTATTATCTTTTATGATTTGCTCTTTTTTAGTAATTTGCTCACTAACAGCTACCTCAGCAGATTTATTATAAGTATCAATACCTTGACGTATGTCGTTAATTTCCTTCTCGAACGTCTTAGTAGTCTGTTCAATGGTGTTGGTCTGAGAGGCTAGCCTAGCCTCGATGCCTGCAATACGGGACGTATAGTTAGCAACTTGCTGCTTATATTCTGCTCTTAGACTTTCAATTCTGTTTTGACGCTCTTGTATTTGAGTGTCAATTTGAGTGCGTTCTTTTTCTTGTTGGCCTTTAACTAAACGAGCCTTATCGATACCGTTCTCCTTAAAAAAACTACCAGTACCTTGATCGAGCCAGGTTTGAACTTCTTTATCAAGTATTTGTAGTCTATTGTTATAAAGTTTTACCTGATCAAGTTCTTTACTAATTTCAGAATCAAGCGTTACCTTCTCGGCATCTAGAGCTGCCTTAGCGGCGGCCATATCATCAGAAGATTTTTTATCAGAGGTATTGCCGTCTCTTATCTCTTTTATTTTAGTCTCTTTTTGCTCTATTAACTTCAATTGTTGTACCACAAAGGTATTCTTATTTGTATTAATTAACTCGATCTCTCTTTGGTTGAGAGGGTCTTCAGCTATTTTAGCATTGTCAAACTTAAGGTTATCTATCTTTTTTAAATTACCTGCAAGTTGTTGCTCAAAGCCCTGTACCTTTATAGATGTAGCATTATAACCAGCACTCAAGTATCCGTAGATACCGATAGAGGTGATTACCATTAGCACTAAAGTTGCCGCTATCAAATAAGCTTTAAGAGCTAATCCAATTTCATCCCATTTTTGCTTTAAAAACGTGACGGCTATAAACTTACCCGCCTCAAGAGCAGAGCCCATTACTACAATGGATACTCCCGACCCTACAAAGAGTAAAGTGAGACCCACTATGCTGAAATATGCTGCGCACCCTGCTATTGCAAAGGCGGATATAAGAACTAGGAATGCTAAAAGTCTCATTTAATTTGTTAATATATTTACTAAAAATACAGTGTTATTATGTTGACCTTTGAGTAACTGCTTATAATATATACGTATGAAAGAGCTGCTAGTAGCATTACTTATCGTACTCGCAATTGGTGTAATTATTCTTACCCCACTCGCTTGCATATGGTCATTAAATGTCTTATTCCCAGTATTAAGTATCCCATACACGCTTAATACTTGGATTGCAGCGTTTTTCTTTACTTCGTTATTTGGTAGTGGTGCAGTAGCGAAAGTTAGCAAATAATTTGGCGTACTTGGAGTTGGAGTTATAGGGTGTTAACAAATGGGTGTTTGTTAAATCGATTCCAAGTACGCCCCTTTTTTAGGTTAAATGGGTATAAGTATATGAGTGAAGCTATTTAACCAAAAGTTTGATACGGTGTACGAAGGGCTGAAAAACCCTAAAGACAATCTTTGCTGGACTGGTTATAAGCCTGTTGGTACAAAACAAAAAGCCGGTAGAACAGTACCTAACTGTGTTCCTAAGGAAGCAGCTATGAAAGTTAAAAGCTCCTTAGATGAAATTACTAAGCGCTTTATGTCTTATGCATTAAAAAAGCTAGGTATAAAAAAAGCGCCTATAGTTGTTTTTGATGAAGACAGGCAGCGAGTGAATGAGCTTTGCTCGATGGCTGGTTATATGCAAAGTGAAAACAAAATTTGGGTATATACTAGTAAGCGTAACGCAGCTGATATTGTACGCTCTCTTGCTCATGAACTTGTTCATTGTAAACAAAAAGAAATAGGCAGAACCCCTATTGACGGTACTACTGGTTCAGAAGATGAAAACGAAGCTAATAGCGTAGCTGGTATTTTACTTCGTACATACGGAAAACAAAATCCTGAAATTTACGAATAATATGCCATATAAAGTAAGAGGTAAATGTATTTATAAAAAAGATACTGGTAAAAAAATAGGCTGTACTACGGGCCCGGTTAAGAAATATCTTGCTGCTTTAGGCGTTAATGCACATGAAGCTAAAGTACCAATGACTATTACTCAAAAAGATACCTTGAAAGGGGTACGTAAGTTAATGCCACCACCAAGTAAGCCGTTTAAGAGTAAAGTTGACTATAATAGAAAGGACTTTAAGACATTTAAAGAATATATAATGAATACTTTACAAGGACAGAATGTAGTTGATAATCAAAACGATACATCTGAAGCTTATGCTGCAGATGGGCAAGATGAAACAATTCCGTCATCCCAGCCTTTAGCAGATAGTGATATTAAAAATAAATCAGAGCTTGTTGCTGATGTAATTAACGACCTTGAGGATCTTAAAGTTACTCACAACTGGTCTACTCCGCTTAATGATGAGCTAATTAAAGCAATGGCAAACACTTTAAGAGATGCCGGGGTTGAGCCAACCGATTTTGATGCTTCAGTTGGTGCCTCTCCTGATCAACAGGAGCAGTATTTAATATACGGCCCAAGTTCCTGGAAAGGTGGTAACGGGGCTTTAAGTGATCTTAAAGCAATTTTAGCCGGTAAAGAGCGTCAACCAGTAGACGAAGAAGAGTCGGTACCCGCTAGTAACTTACCGATGGGCACTACTTCTGTAGGAGACGCTTTAAGCGAAAGTGTAGAAGACGGTTATAACGTAGCACATTTTTATTTAAAAGATGGAAAGCTTTAAAGTATTTTTCGAAAACTTTATGGATCACAAAGGACCTGGACGTCCTGGTGATAGTAAACGTCATGGTATTAAAAAAGGTACCAGTTTATCTAAATTAGATAAGGTAGTACATAGCAAGACTGCTAGTAAGCGTAAGAAGCAATTAGCTCATTGGCAAGCTAATATGCGTAGAGGTAAAAAGAAGCATCATAGATAAGCTGTTAGCTCAGTGTAAGTTACTTAATGAAGAAAATTCTCATTATGGGTTTACCGGGCGCCGGTAAAACAACTCTTGCTATAGAGTTGGCCAAAATGTTAAACGCGGTTCATTTCAATGCGGACGAAATCCGTAAAGAAGTGAACAAAGACCTTGGCTTCAAGCCTGAGGATAGAATCGAGCATGCTCGACGAATGGGAGTGCTTTGTAATATTGTAGTACGCACCAAACAATACGCTATTGCCGATTTTATATGCCCTACTCCCGAATCTAGAAACGCATTCGGTGTAAAAGATGCTTTTGTAATTTGGATTAACAGAACACCATGTAGAGACTTTGCAGATACCACTAAGATGTTTACTGCTCCAGAGCAATTTAATATAGAAGTAACTAATGAAGGCTCTCCACTTTACTGGGCTAACTTAATCAAGAAGACTCTTATACCGACATTTAACTCTAAGTTCCCTACCGCTTATATGCTCGGTCGTTATCAACCTTTCCATGATGGACACAAGAGGCTTATTGTAGAGGCTATTAACCGGGTTGGCCAGGCTTGTATAGCTATTAGAGACACTCAAGGTACTGATGAAAAGAATCCTTTTTCGTATGAGGAAGTAGAACAGAATATTCGTAAAGGAATGATTGATTATGAAGGTAAATATAATATAATTAGAGTGCCTAACATTACCAACATATTTTACGGAAGAGACGTAGGGTATAAAATCGAGCAAATTACACTAGATGAAAGTACCCGAGATATCTCTGCTACAAAAATACGCAACGAACTCAAAATCTAACATGAACAAAACAGTCTTTATTAAATGCACTTGTCACTCTGAAGGTCTTATGGTAGAAGCAGATGAAGATAGTCTGTATCTATCTATATGGGAACGAGGTTATGGACAGGACAGCACCTTATCATGGAAGCAAAAACTACGGTATATATGGCAAATACTCAGACACGGAAAGCCTTATGGAGATCAAATTGTACTGGATAGAGAGGGTTGCTTCACACTTAGTAAAGCTTTAATTGAACACGCTCCAAGTGAATAAAGTCGCAATCGTAATGCCATACTACAACGAGAGAGATCTCCTTGTAACGTCGGTTCAATCCATTTTAAACCAGACTTATACTAACTGGCACCTCTATTTAATAGATGATGGTTCTACTAAAGGTAACCGTGCACATGAAGTTCAATGGACCCCAGAGTTAATGTCAAAAGTAACTTTTTGTTACAAACCTAATGGCGGTGTGAGTACAGCTCGCAATTGCGCTCTTAGTATGATAGTAAGAGATCCTACCGGCCCTAGTTATGATCTAGTCGCGTATTGTGATAGTGATGATGTATGGGCACCAGATTATCTCGAACAACAAGTGAAAGCATTAACGCTACTCGGGTCAGTCTTTAACGAAGCAGATATGGTATACGCTGCACCGGATCACCGGTTTGTTGATGGCACTAAAGCGGTTCCTTATGGTATTGCTGACTACCCAGAGTTCCCTGGTATTAAAAAACTACTCGAAGGTAACTGCATCTTTGTATCCGGGGTAGTACATAAAGTTAAGTGTCTTGATGTTGGTTTCTTTGATCAGGAGTTAAACTCTATAGAAGACTGGGATTATTGGGCCCGGATTAGTGAAGCTGGCTACAAGATTAGAAAAAATCCTAATGCGACGTTTGTTTACACAGTGAAACCAGGTGGAAACGGATCCAAGAGTAATAGTGCAGTATACGAGAAGTTTCATAAGAAACACTCTGCGTTTAAATAAGTATTAGGGTATGAAATACACCCTATCATTAGTTGCAGCTCTAGCTGCTCTTTCCTTAACTGGTTGCGGTACTGTAGACGCTGGATATAATGGCGCTAAAGGTATTGGTCAATCTGCTATTAGCGGCGTAGGTAATGTTGTCGGTAACGGTGCATCTGATGCATCTAAGACCCTCGGCGTTGCAAGCAATGCTATCGGTACCGTTGTAAGCGGTGCTGGTAAAGTAGTTGGCGGCGGCCTTGATCTCGCTGGTGGCCTTATCAAAGGCACATCCGATATCATTGCACCTGCTACAGCAAAGTAAACCTAGTCTCTAGACAAAAACAAACCCGGCATTTTCGTGCCGGGTTTTTTGTTACTTAATGTCTAGAGCCCGGTCTATAACTTGGTCTAGAGTAAATTCGGCCGTGACGGTCTCTATAACCACGATCATGTATGACGCGGTAGTGACCACGGTCCCAAACCCTGTATTGAACAATGACTGGTGTCCAATCTGGACGAATGTTTTCAACATAGATAACGTTAGCAGGCGGCGCCGGTTGCCGGTAAATTATGACAGACTGCGGTTGTCTTGCATTATCAATAGCATTACCAGCAATAGCGCCAGTAACAATACCGATTACAGCACCAGCAGCTCCGTTATGATGCATTTGATTGCCGATTACTGCACCGACGATACCACCGAGTATTGCACCACCAGCAGTATTATTATTTGATTGTTGTGCTTTAACAGGAACAATTAAAGCTAACGCAATTAACAGACTAGCTAGTTTGTTTTTCATATAACGTATTATTAATACTTAGCTAAATTAAGCAAGTAATTTGTTGTAATGTTTTTAGCTTTAAAGCTTGATAAGTATTTTTAACGTCCGATAATAATACGCATATGGAATCCAATTTAAAGTTTGATGATGTAACTGATACAGCTGTTAAAACTTACGTAGAGTTAATTATTGCGGCTGCTAAGAACTATAAATTTGAAATTGATATTGATGTTGATTATAATGAAGCTACTGATAAAGCCGGGAAGAAAGCAGCCAACTCGGCAAATATTGTATCAGAACTCGGTGTAGTCATAGTATTTCCAGATTTTAAAAAGAAATCAGCTAGTGCTACTACGTATAATATCGGTCTATCCCGGGCAATGTTAAGTGAAGGTTATGAAGAAGAATACATCGACAAAGAAGGTAAGGTGTTCGGCGCTTTAATGCCAGTCTCTCAAAGCAACGCAGATATATTCGGATACTTTCTTACTCATAAACTAGATCCGTTAAAAATGGACAAACTTCGTAATAAAAAACCTGTTGATGATGTTGAGAACTAATATATAATACACTCGCTATGTCTAATAACGATAAAACACGTATTCATCCTGAGCTTCTAAAGATCCTCAATTCTTCTACCTACCGTAAAAAGGTCAAGAGAGTTGTTGAGAGTATTAAGAATCTCCGCGGATTGAACAAACTTCCAGGTCGTCCTCATAAGCTTAAAGCTAGCGCAACAGATAAGGAAAAAGAACGCCATGCTAAAATGTGCGCAGGCCGTCCTGACCGTAGTACTGCTCATTACTTTGCTCAATCTTCAGAGCACAATTATGAACGCAAGATTGCTAGAGACGAGAGTAAAGCTGCAGAACAAGCTTGACTAGCTACGTAACGGGCACTATACTCTGCCTATGAATATAGATCCTAACCTTATTGCCGTATCTAAATGCGGCAAATACGTTTATCCTGTAGACTCGATTTCAGGTGCAAAGACATTTGCGCCAATCGACTATTTTAAGAAGAACGTTGAAACTAAATACGGTGGTAGTATCGAACGATTCGTTAAAGAGTATGTTACCCGTGAAACCAAAAAGTATTTAAAAGAGGGTTGGACTCCAGAGCAAATTAAAGAACAAGCATCTAATAGTAAGAACGGCAAGCTTCCTAAGCTTAATAAAAAGCCTAAGAAAGATCCTAACGCACCTAAGAAAGAACGTCGTAGGCGACTATCAACTCACGTCAATTCGACTAAAATTATTACTAATGAAGACGGCACGCAAGAGAAGGTAGTAACTTATCCGTGGTCAGTAGACCCTACCGGTTACTTTAAAACTACACCAGTTACATTAAACATTAGCGAAATAACTAGAGATACTTGTTTACGTCCAGACATCTACCTAGAGGATGAATGTTACAATTGTTCGTATTACGAACAATGCCAATGCCCAATTAAATACAAAAAGAAATGAGCTATCATCACCCCGATTCCGTAGAGGAAGCAATCTTGCAAGCAGCTAGAGATGAGCAAAAGATACGCGGTTTATCCGATCAAGCTACTTTAGTCGCAATTCTAAAAGCCGCGGAGTATTATACCACTTGTATTGAAGAACAGGAGACCAGCAAATGAGCACACGTAAAAATATATTTGTCGATATAGATGAGACTCTAATGCATGCTGATATGGAATCTCATAATCCTGAGATTGAAACAGTAGATGTAATGACTCATGACCCAGATGAACTATATAAAGTCGCCTTGCGCCCGGGCGCTATAGATCTCTTGTTTAAACTGAGAGCTATTGGAGAAGTTTACGCTCTTACCCGGGCTACTCAGGGTTATGCATTTGCAATGAATAAAGCGCTCGGTTTTGGTTTTTCGACAGAGCGTATTTACTCTCGTATTCACGTAAGAGAGTGGCGTAAAACTAAGATTGATCTTGATATACCTCAAGGTCAGAACTATCTTATTGACGATCTAGACTACCATGACAATTACGAAAAAATTGCTCTCCTTAGAAAGCTTGGACCAGTGCAGTATATTAAAGTTGTACCGTTTTGGGGTCACATCGAGGAAGGTTTTACTCATGCTGATATATCTAGAATATCTAGAATTGTAGACCAAATTACCAATACCACTTCTAAAGGTAGTGAAGGTATTAAACCCTAGAAGAAATAATTTATGATCATTAGAAAACTATTCAAATACGAAATGAGTCACAGAGTGGTTAACGCTTACACTAGGCGCTGCTCTCAAAACATTCATGGACATAGCTATAAGTTAGAGCTATTGTTTATTGGTAACACCCCTGATCAAGCACAAATGGTACTTGACTTCGGGGTTGTTAAAAAGTATTTCCATCCTTTTGTAGATGCATTCGATCATGCTCATATGGTTTGGGACTGTAAAGAACGAGCAGGCGAGGTTGATTATATTACAAAGACTAATGCTCGTTGGATCATAGCACCATTTTCATCTACTGCTGAGATGCAAGCTAAGATGTTCTTTACATACGGTAGAGCTGCTCTTGCACAACTTAAAAGAGAAGGAATTGTTAATACAGGAGCAGAAATGTTCTCAGCTATTGTACACGAAACTGATACCGGATACGCACAGTATAAGATGTGTGATGAAGGAGTGTGTCAGTTTCCTAAAGCCAATCTTAGCTCTATAAACTTTTCTAACAGTATTACTGAAGAGTGGTCTCCAGAGTTTAAAGCGTTTTATAGTACACTACTCGGTTAATAAATCTTTTTATGGCTATTATGACTAAGAAAAAAACTAAAAAGAAAGAAGCTACAAAGCATTGGCTTCTTAGTATTGAATCCGTTGCAGGTACTGATGATATCTCTATTACCTTTCCTGACGACCTAATGGATTCTATAAAGTGGAAAGCTGGAGATACTATACTCTGGACCCCAGAAGGAGATGGCTGGATCTTAACTAAGATCAATAAAAAGGAATGAGGTATTAGTTGAAAAGTATGATTTGGTTAGTAAATCAATGTAATGAAACCACATCCGGATTTAGTAAAGATATTGAATGGCCATAAATGCAAGGTTGCTTATAAGGCTTCTGGTAAGGAACATATGCTTCTTCATGTTGATTACAATGAAGCTATTAAACCAAAGCGCAATCAAGGTCTAGAAATATGGGGTAACAATGAGAAGATCTTCGAAAATATTAGCGCTACCATTAAACGCTACCATCCAAACTCTGAGCTAAACTCCCAGAACGGAATAGGTTCAGCAGTATGGAGAGTCGGTGGGCAATCTTTCAATAAATAAGACCATAAATAGTAAGTATACTATATTATGGCATGCTCAAGATATCAATTTCGTTATGGCGCTGGCGGAGCACTCTCCGCGACTTATAACCTTTGCGGTGATAATACACCCATAACGATCACTGCTACAGGCGGTGCATCTGGTGCGTTTTACACCACTGAAGGTAGCCCTGGGTATGTTGTTGGCGGCGGCGGGGTAGTTATTGCAACTACTGGTTCTGTTATTACTTATACCGGCTTTGCTTCTGCAGGTGGAACCCCAGTTCCTGGATTTGTATATACAACCGTAATTGCTCCTTTCTCGCAATATGTTGCAGTAAGTGCTGCGGGCGGTCAGCAGTTTAAACTCGGCTCGTAAGTAGCAGTTTAGTTTAAGATAGGTAAGTGTTAACGTGCTTATCTTTGTACATATACCTAAGACTGCTGGTACTACGTTTAAAAACTTATTAATACCAGAGTTAAAGCTAAAACAAGAAGAAGTTATAGTGGTTGAATCTCATGGTTGGAATAATCATTCCGATCGTAAGTTTATTAATGAACGACCAGGGTTGCCTGGTGTTGTTCCCTTGAAGCCAAACCCCACTGCAAAGCTTATTACGGGGCATTTCAAAGCGGATAAGTTTAAACCGATTTACCCAGACGCGGCATATATAACATGGATAAGAGATCCTATTGAAAGGTTAATTTCATCTTATTACTATTACCTACTCACAGACCCAAGTCGTTATGGTAACATAGCAAAAGTACATAGAAAATATGACTCAGTAAGTTTAGAATATTTTGCTACAAGGCCATACAGCAGCAATATTATGTCGGATCAGTTAAACATACCGCTAGATAATTTTAAGTTTATAGGCATATCAGAGCATTTCAATAAAGAAATAGCGCGTTATGATTCAATTATGGGCACAAATATGTCTGTTTTTAAAACTTACAATAATCACAATGTGAACCCTACTAAAACTAACTATCAAGAAAAGTATGAAATACCGTCTGACTTGAGACAAAAATTAATCGAACTTAATAGAGAAGATTACGAACTTTATAATAAGTGTTTAAAAATAGCTGGATATTAATTTATGGCAAACATCGCATTTACTGGTTCGCACAATAGCACTTTTGCAGTCGAGCATAAAGGAAAAATACTACTAGTACTAGAAGTAGAGCGTTTTCTAGGCTATAAAAATAGCGGGCTAACTCAATACAAAGTACCGCGTTACCCTTTCTTCGTACTAGAACAAGTACTTGACTACATAAAGAGCTACACTGGTTTTTCTAAATTTGAAAACTGTATTAGTATTGGCGATACTCGGATTAACATCAACGGGGTACCTTATGATATTAATTGTTTAATTGAAGCTGATAACTATATAACAACTAAGCATCATTTAAGTCACGCAGGCGGTAGCTTTTATCAATCTCCGTACGAAGAAGCGTTAATAATATCTTTTGACGGCGGTGGTAATGACGGTACGTTCAATGTATATCACGGAGAACGGAGTCGAGGTCTTGAACAGGTGTTTAACTTTAATTTAGATTTTGGCTTTCCTTATATGATTATAGGGCACTACTTAGAAGATATAAAGCTTCAGGCTCTTCAAGAAGGACATTTAGTTTATCCAGGTAAAGTGATGGGACTAGTTTCTTATGGTACGGTTAATATAAAATGGTTACCTATGTTTGAAAAGTTTGTATGGGCGTGTAACATGCATGGTCATTATAATCATACCCCTATTGTTCAGTTATTACAAGATGCTACCGGTATACCGTTTTTAAATAATACCCAGAGATTAAGCGGTCAAATTGCTTACGACGTTGCTGCTACTTTGCAGTGCGCTTGGGAGAATGTATTTTTAAATATAGTATCAACTAAAGTTAACATAGATATATACAAACATTTACCTATTTGCTTAACTGGTGGCTGCGCTTTAAATATCTTACTTAACACACGCATTAAAAAAGAGTTAGATAAGAGAGTGTTTGTCGGTCCGGTACCTAATGACTCTGGTCTTGCAGTGGGTATGCTATTAAATCATATTAAACCAATTGAGCCAGTCGATGTGACTTATGCCGGTCTTCCATTGCTAGATATTAGTATGCTACCAGAATATATTAATACGAGTAACTACTACGTAAACTCTACTGATGTTTATACTGTAGTGAAAGAGATTGCAGCAGGGAAAATTATAGGTATCGCTCGGGGTCAATCAGAAGTTGGCCCTAGAGGTCTTGGCAATAGAAGTATTATATGTAACCCGATGATAAAAGATATGAAAGATATCTTAAATAAAAAAGTCAAGAATAGAGAGTGGTATCGTCCGTTTGCACCTATTGTACGTCTTCAAGATGTATCTAAATACTTTGAATGGGAAGATGAGTCTCGGTGGATGACATTTGCACCAGTGGTAAGAGAAGAATGGAGAGAGAAGCTACCAGCAATTACTCATATTGATAATACTGCACGGGTGCAGACTGTTACTCGAGAACAAAATCCTTATATATATGATCTGTTAACTGAGATGGAAGTGCGAACCGGGGTAGGCGTACTACTCAATACGTCGTTTAATGTTAACGGTAAGCCAATTCTTACTACCGTAAAAGACGTGTTCAATATATTAAAGAACACTCAACTGGATGGAGCAGTTATTGAGAAGCATTTTATTACTAAAAACAGAGTTACAGACGAATACTACTGTTTAGAACTTGTTAAAAAGTTTTAATGCATGAGCACTAATACGGAACCGCTTTCTGCTTCTCTCGAGCTTCCATCTCTTAAGGAAATGGCTTTTAATTTAGTTGGTACTGCTAAAGATATGTTTCAATTAGCAGTTGCTAGAGGTCAGATATTAGCTCCAGAAGATGTTATTAAGACTCGCTGGGATCTGTGCTGGGATTGTGAGTTCTTTCTTAAGGAGGCTAATGTCAAAGATATTAAAAGAGAATGCGTTTGTAGTAAATGCGGATGCGCTATGAAGACTAAAGTCCGTATTGCAGCTGCTCATTGCCCAGTAGGAAAATGGTAACAATGGAACCTATAGTATCCTTAATAACTCCTACTCATAAAACCACGAAATTACTTCGTTTATATGAGTCCATAGCAGCACAAACTGATAAACGTTTCGAATGGGTTATTATACCTAACAATGACGCGGATATATCCGTCATACCACAGCAAGAGTGGATAAGAATAGTACCTTACACTGATTCTAACTTTAACATCGGTGCCCTTAAGAACTTTGGGTTTATGCAAGGCAAAGGCGAACTGCTTGCAGAAGTCGACCATGATGACGAGCTACTACCTAATTGTGTTGAAAAGTTAATAGAAAATAAAGATAAAGGAGATTTTATATATTCTAATAATTTAGTATTATATAATAACGAACCCTACACCTGGGGCCCAGATTACGGGTGGAGGTGCAGTACTTTTAACTACAAGGGTAAAGATTGTGCTATTAATATAGCTTATCCTCCATACCCTGGCAACTTTAGTTGGCAGTGGTGGGCACCAAATCATATTAGAGTGTGGCGTAAAGACTTTTACCGAAGTATAGGCGGACATGATATTACTTTAAAAGCCTGCGATGATGGAGACTTAATGTGCCGGAGTATGATTCATGGTGACATTCATCATATTAATGAAGTATTATACATTTACTACCTACACCCAGAGAACACTTCTGGAGATCCAGTGCTACGTAAATGGATAATAGATTACAGCGTAACGATGCACGATGAGTACTTGATGAAGATGGCTCTTAATTGGAGCAAGATAAAAGGTTATAGTGTTGCAGCTAATGAAGACATATTTAAACTAGCTCCTAACTCGGCTGGTTTTGTAATGATAACTGATTTGTATAAACTATACGACCCAGCGGTCTATATGAAAAAAGCGTATGAAGTCTTAGTGTCAGGCGGTATAATGTTTGTCACTAACCCTTTACAAATAGAACGCTATTACCCCACTATTACCGAAAAGCAAATATCGTTTTGGATCAACTCTACAATTTCCCTAGGCGGGGTGCAGTTTATTACAAACGGTTATGTAGTTAAGAGTGACACTGTTGTAGGTCACTTTACTAAAAACACCGACGACTTGCATTTAGCGTTACGAGAAAAGCCTGACTACTCAAGCATACTTTTCAAACCAAGTAGTAAGCATACGTCTTGAACTGCTCATTGGACGGCTTCCATGAACGTAGTTATGGTTGCTCGGGAAAAGTACTAAGCGATTAGCTTTTGAAGCTACATCAAATTCGTGTTGCGGGAAAGTAATATTACCGCCTTCAAAGTCATCGTTTAAGAAAATATGACTACTATACAGGCGAGTGCCTACATAGTTAGATACCCACTTATCATTATAATTTACATACGCGCTATTGTCTGTACCGGAGAGTGGTACCCCTAAAAACTGATTCTCTTTTAACGCAGGCCATTCACTATCTGAATAATAAGGAATTGGTTCGATATGCTTCTCAATACCACAAGCTTCTACTTTAAGCTTAGGGGCAGAAACTATATCTGTAATTCTTGTAATAATGTCAGACAATGCTAAGTTAACGGCCACAACTGGTATAGTAGAAATTTGTTGATAGAATCCTTTGTTACTAGTTAAGCTTAAAGGGGTTACTAGATTACCATTAATAAGTAAACGCCAATAGTAAGACATAGAATCAGCTACAACTGGATCAAACGTGGATGTAATAACTTTATTTTCTTCTGGGGTAATAAAATTGTCTATAGTGATAATACCTTTGTAATTTATTATTTCCATTTTTTTTATTTACTCTTATTGTATTTTATTCAACTCGAGATAAGTAAGTAATAACATATGATTCCTGCACACTCACATAACTTGTTAGAAGCTTATCACTATCAAGGTGGAACCACTTTCCAATATAATTCCTTACGCTCAGATGAAGCGGATGGTGACACATTTAATGTTACCTTCACCCGCACAGTTGGCGCTGAAGGTATTGCAATAGAAGTTACTAACATTCTAGGTAACGGTGGGGCACTAGTATTAGAGTCTGATAGAATAGCTTTAATCGCTGAAGTTAATTCCCTCCAAGGCCAACCTTTGAACAAAAACGAATGCATTACCCTTGGCTGGACCTATATCGGCAATGCAGTTTCAAATAGCGAAATTGTTCATGATGCTAAAGTAGCTGCTGCAAATGCAGGTTACGAGTTTACATCTCTTTATTACCTCCAAGGTTATTTTGTATACGGCTGCGCTGGGACAAAACAATACTACGATCAAGGTTGAGTTTATAGACTCTTCCTTTAAGTATTAAGGTGGAGATACAAAAGAGTAAAGACCTGGTTATTGTCGGCGGCGGTGCTGCTGGCTGGCTAACTGCGTTAAATGTAAGAAGAATAGCGCAGCCTCTTCAAAAAGTAATAGTTATAGAAAGCGAGGAGATAGGTATATTAGGCGCAGGTGAAGGCTCGACTCCAGCTCTAGTGAATTTTTTAATTGACGTACTAAAAATACCGTTTGCTGAGTTTTATAAAAAATGTAACGTCACGTTTAAATTAGGAATAAATTTTGTAAACTGGAACGGAGACGATAAAAATTACTTTCATTCTTTCTGTTGCGGCCCGCAGTCTAAAAAGTTACTTCAGAACTTAAACAATAATACACCGTTTATTAATAATTGCGAGTTTTATGATAACTTACGCAATAGCCCTTTTGCCTATAATAACGTTACTAAAGAGCACGACAAGATGTTACCTTATGCTCTACACTTCGATGCACACTTATTAGCTGAGTTCTTAAGAGAGCAAGCCATTAAACGTGGGGTGACTAGAATTGAAGGTAAGGTTACTTCTATTGTTGATGATGAGCGTGGCTATATAACTAGTATAGGTCTTGAAAGCGGGCAACAAGTACCCTGTAGTTTTGTATTTGACTGTACCGGTTTCAAACGGTTAATAATCGGTAAGCATTTTAAATCTCCTTGGGTTAGTTATGCAAAGCACTTACCAGTTAAACAGGCTTTACCGTTTCAGCTTAAAATAGATCCAGATAACTTTAATAACTGTACAGATGCTATAGCGTTAAAGTATGGATGGATGTGGAAGATACCGCTCCGTAATCGATACGGTTGTGGTTATGTATATGATTCAGATTATATAAACGCTGATCAAGCAAAGCAGGAAGTAGAGGCGCTATTAGGACATGAAGTAACCTCGCCCCGTATATTAAACTTTAGTGCTGGTTATTATGAAAAAATTTGTATTAAAAATTGTATGGCTATCGGACTTGCAGCTGGGTTTACTGAACCAATTGAAGCTACTTCTGTATGGATACAAGTAATAATGATAGATAGACTAACTAGTCATTTATCAGAACTATATAAAGACAGTCAAGAAGCCAGAGACAACTTCAATTACTATTTTAGTAAAATTAATAATAATATACTCGCCGGGCTTCAATTACATTACTACGTTAACAGAAACGACTCTCCGTTCTGGAAAGAGTTTAGAACTAAAAACACTATAGTTGATACTGTAGCAGATGTAATACATCGTAACAAATATATACCTTTAGAAGAAGATAGCTACCTTAACTCGTCAATGACTAATATCGGTTTACCGAGCTGGTTAATGCTCATGGAAGGTCAAGGTATATTAAATAAGAGTTTCTACCCACGTAGAGTAGAAGAACTCGCTGCCCTCCCTGAAGATAATTACAATCTATTACTTAAAGACGGTGCACACGACCCTCTTATTCCTACAAATATATTTACCAATACTATATCTTTAGATTGGAAAGTAAACCATTACCCAGTTGTACATAACGCAGTTACTTTGAAGTAGCTCTATGGATCCCGTCCCAATCTTTAGGGAGCTTTATACTCTTCATATCTTCACAGCGTTCGATCCATAACTCGTAGCTGTGATCCATTTGTCCGTCGAACTCGCCTACTAGTTCTCGACACATCTCAATTGCCTGGTCGAACTTTTGAGCGCGATAGGCTTTTAACATATCGTTATGATATTCCTGGCCGGCCAAGTATTCGGCTGCAGCATGTGCATCAGATACAAATAAAGGTGTATAGATACGTAAGCCAACAGTTTTGCCTTTAACTGCTATATTATCTAGCTCTAGGGTAAAGATTCTGTCTTTAACTAGCTCATTAGTCTTTGGTCCAATAATACATAATACACCATAGCTCTTAGTCTGTCCTTCTAGACGAGCTGCTGTACTGACGGAGTCACCTAACACGTCGTACCCGAATTTACTCTTAGCACCAATATTACCTATTAGAGTCTCGCCGGTATTAACGCCTGCACCCATACCTACTGGAGGACGTCCTTTAGCGGTAAGCTCTTTATTAAACCCTTCAATTGCTTTAATCATTTGCTGAGCAGTAAGCACGGCAGTGACTGCATGGTCAGGATCGTCTAGAGGCGCACCGTGCACATGTAACGAGGCATCTCCAATAAACTTAATTAAGGTACCATCGTTTTTTAATACTGGAATACTTAGAGCAGTCATATAATCGTTCATAATCTGAGTTAAACCTTCTACGTCATCCCCAAACGATTCCCCTAGAGTGGTAAAACCTCTCAAATCAGTCATAACAATAGATAGCTCTTTACGCTCTCCTCCTAACTTAATTAAGCTTGGATCTTTCTGTAAACGTTCTACTATAGTTGGGTTTACGTAAGAGCCGAATTGTTTTTTAATTTGATTCTTTAGTTTAAACTCTTGCACAAAGCGCATAAATAATGCACCCATCCAGGTAATACTAGCTGCTAATACTATCCAAGTATAGTCCCCTAGATATCCTTTAGAGTTAAACATGTTAAATCCGATTAATACCGGAGATATAATAGCTACTAGGTATATTATAACATTTGGGATATAACTAAAGAAAGCTATGGAAGCTATTAGAATAATACCGATACCTAAACCAATAGCCATTTCATATAGATCAAACTCAGCTGGACGCTCTAATCTATTGCCATCTATAAGCATTTGTAAGGCTTGTAAGTTCAATTCATATCCGTAGTTAACCCCTACTGGGGTTGCAACGGTATTAGCTAATCCTTCAGCTGTTAAAGCTATTACCACTATCTTATCTTTTACATCCCATTGCTCTTTAGTGTAAGGAATAGAATCAAACTTATATTTAAAATTGAGCCAAACTCTAGCATTAGCATCGGTCTTGATAGCAGGGGTGCCTTTCACTCTTACAGCTTGTACCCCAGCTTCAGACATCTTTACTTGATAGCTAGGCTCATTACCTGCTACTCTTAATACTTCCAAAGGTAGGGTAGGGTATTGTTCTTTATTGATCTGTATTAGTAAAGGTAAACGTCTTACCACGCCATCTAATTCCGGGGCAGTTAATAACATACCCACCCCTGCTGAAGCCTCTCCAATTTCTTTAATTGGTCCAATAGCTGCCGGGTAATCATATAACCAGTCTTCAATGCCGTTACCAATAGTAGCTACCCCTCTAGGTACGGGTACCCCCTTGCCTTTAGTAGAAGCAGATTGAGATGTTATGACCGGGACCTTTTGTAATGTGTCAATAAATATTTGATCCCCGCCTAGCCTATCTGGCTCAGCATATATAATAGGTAACACTACAACCGCCGCCTCTCCTTCAAATGCCTTCTTTATTCCCTCCGCTAATACTTCTCTATTCCATGGCCATTGCCCGTTCTTCTCAAGCGCGGATTCATCTATTTCTACTACAACTATATTGTCGCTTCTTACCTTTTCTTGCTTACGTTGGTAATAATCAAGTCCCTTTAATCGGAGCACTTCAATAGGGTACGGATCCCAAACTCTTAGTACCACTAAAGATACTAATAGAATTAAACCTACTGCAATAGTTTTATAGTGGTGCTTCATTTTTGAATTATAGTTATAGTACTCTTCCCGCCGAAGTTAAGAGGTATTGATTGACTACCGTCCTTGGTGGTTACATTTAGCGTAGCGTTAGTATTAGCTTTAGTTACATATTTAATAACGCTACCGTTTTTCTCTAGAGTATACGTAGCAGTCACTCCATCAGAAGAAAAGCCAGTACCAGTAGTATATGTAATTGAAGGGAGGGTCGGTAAGTTGGTTGTAGTGTTTACCATCGTAGCAGCTATAGTATTAGCTACTGCTTGCATAGTTTCAGGTTGTATTGCATTTAAGTTCAAAGTAGTAGTCGGCATACTAATAGTAGCAGTACTTGTATCAGATTGCGCAACAGCAGCTTCAGCCGGGGTACTAGCTGCCTCCCCAGCTACTTCACTACTACCTATTATTTCAACCGAGCCCTTATCCCCTCCAGTATCTGTAACTTGAGTCATTTTAGTTTTAGATGCAGATTTACTTCCTTTCTGGGTAGATTC